AGTTAGCGGCTTCGATGCCAAAGCGCCCGCCAATAACAGTTGTCCCCGTCATTGTGCCGATTGACTTTCTGTACACCGTCATAACTGCACCCTGCGCCAAGGCAATCGGAGCCGCTAACTCCATATTGGCGATGAATGATTGTGAAGTCACTAGGGCTGGTCTTTATGGTATTTTTGCTGACGACGATGCGCAAGTCACAATGCGCGGCGGGATACTGCGAAACAATGGGCGCGTTAGATTGGCAATCACGCCAGCGGCGGCAACTCGCGACGTTATCGCGGGCGCATCCGGCATCGTAAACTTGTATGGTGTTACCTTTGACGAAAGTTCGCTGATATCAAACAATGTCGTTATCAACGCGGCGGTTACAGGCGGTGTTGCGAGGGATTGCCGGTTTTATGACACTCCTATAACGTCGGAATTTAGCGCATTGCCCGCGACATTCATCAAAGACAATTGCAGAAATCAGGCGGGAGTATTGGTGTAATGAAACTTTCTGACAAAGGCTTGATGGCATTGATCAGCCATGAGGGGATCGTGCAATCGCGGTATAAGGACAGCGTTGGTATTTGGACAATCGGGGTTGGTCACACTGCGGCGGCGGGTGGCATTGATCCTGCCAAGTTCACCGGCACTTTGACCATGCGCGAAGTGTTTGACATGCTTCGGGTTGATGTTGCCAAGTACGAGGCGGCTGTATCCAAGGCGGTCAAGGTTACGCTTTCGCAACACCAATTCGATGCGCTGGTTTCATTCCATTACAATACCGGCGCAATCGGTAAAGCAAGCCTTGTGAAGCGTTTGAATGCCGGTGACCATGCGGGGGCAGCAAAAGGGTTTGATGCATGGGTGAAACCGGCTGAAATTAAGCCGCGCCGCATGGCTGAAAAGGCTTTGTTCTTAACCGGCAATTATCCGCCGCCATTTGCAACGCTTTATCCTGCAACACCTCAAGGGAAGGTTCTTTGGGGAAGCGGGAAACGTGTTGATCTGGCAAAGGCATTGTTTCTTGATGCATCATCCGCTATCAAAGAGATGGATGATCTTGTCTATCAAAGGCCGGTTGAAGTGAAAGACAAGCCGGTTAGCGTTCCACATGAAACACCCAAATCGAATTGGCTGTCTGCATTGATTGCAGCGATTGCTAGAATGCTCGGGAGGAAGTGATGACGGAACGCGTATGCATCCGCTTTACTGGCTTCGGGTTTCCAAGGTTGCGGGACGCTATGCGCCCCCCCCGACCTCGATGTGGGCATAAAGCCTCATCCGTGACTCCAGCCAACCGTCATCACACCCAAGAGTACCAAACCACAACCAGAAAGGCAATGCCATGTTGACAGCATATGACAAGTTCCTAGTGGCCTTTATCATGGCCGCGCTTGAGTTTTTTCGCCAATATTCCGGCGTTGATTTGGGAATTTCAGAAGAAACCGTTTCAATGCTTGCACCATTCATTACGGCGGGCCTTGTATGGTTTACGCCAAACAAAAAGGCGTGATCATGATCGAAACGCTTTTAGGCATAAACCCCGCTGCCATTGGCGCAATCATCATTGCCGCGATATCCGCTGTAATGGCAATATTTTTTCGTGGCATCAAAGCCGGTAAAGATTCACAACTCGCCAAGGAAGGCAAAGCCCATGCCCAAACCATCAAAGATATTGCGGACGCTAACGCCGCTCGTGGCAATGCTAATATTGACCGCGTGTCAGACGACGGGTTCCGTAGGGACTAACGCCGGATGCGCAGCGTTCACGCCTATCACATGGTCAAAAACCGATACACCGCAGACAGTGGCGGAAATAAAGCGCCACAATGCCGCGGGAAAGGTTCTTTGCAAATGGACGGGTTTGGAATAATGATTACAGGCAAGGCGGCGGCATGGGCAGGGGGCGCGGCGGTGGCCGGTGGTATCGCCAGATTTCTAGCGCGGGGCGAATATAAAACACAGCTATTCGTGCAAGATATTGTTGGCGCAATATTTGGGTGGTGTTTGGTAGTTGCCATTTCAGTCCTTTATCCACAGATAGTTAGCGACCCTTGGATATTCGCATCGATAGCGTTTATATCGGCATATGTGTCACCGGCTATTTTGCAAACAGTATTCCGGCGCATCGAAACCGTAGAGGTTCACGTCAAAGCTGGCGTAGTAGAAGTTCACTCAGATGGAAAGGAAAGTTACAATGAGCGAAGAGAAGAAACTGAAACCACTATCACCGGCAATGCAAGAGGTCGCTGATCGCGTTATGGATTTACGAAGTGATCCGAAATCAGATTTCGCAAAACTGAATTTAACGCAAGCAATCGAAGCGGCAACGCCGGAACTTGTCGCGGCGGGCTTCAACGTGTTCAACACCGGCCCTGCGCTTTTGGCAATCGAAAACTGTCAGACCTATGCCGGTGCTTTGGTCGTCCATTATGAGCTGGACAAACTACGCCGGATGCTGCAACTTCAAAAGCCTCAGCAATTGACGCGGGGACCCGGCGGCGGGCGATGATTGATTTCTTTGCACATGACTTTTGGTCTACTGCATGGCTTGTCTCGCTTTCCGTTGCCGGTCTAATCACCGCAACGGGGGGCGATACAGTGGCAAAGCGCATTCTCGCGGCATTGGTTATCAACTACCTGATAACGCGCTGTGTGGTGTTCTTTGGCCTTCCTGATGCGGTATGGATCGCAAACGATCTTGTGACTACCGTTACACTGGCATTATGCGGGCGAACTATCGCCAATTATGCATGTGCATTTCTGTTTTTCATCATATTCAATTTTGGCCTTAGCATGTTTCTTGGCTTTGCAACCTTCGCACCGGTTGCTGCCGCGTCTGATTTATTGGGGTACATTATCCTGATCATCATGGCATCATCTGCCCGATTTGGATTGTCTGGACGGCTTCACTATTTGACAAAAAATCCCGCCAATAGTGCTTTAACGGTTCCGCGCATACCACCGTCCAGATCATCGCAGCCTTAACCGGCTTTCACCGGAAACTTATGTGACGGGTTGGGCTGGTTTGCCGTTTCTTTCGCCGCTTTCCGCTTGTAACAATTGCCTCACCACAAGGCATTGCCCGTCACCTAATCACTATGCCAAAAACGAAATGCACTGTCAATAATCATCGGGAAATCCCTATAGCGACGTTACAGTGAAAACGCGCTATAGTTGCCGCAACAGGGCGGCGCTATGCAGGATTTACTAAATTCATCGTGGATATACTTCATAGCCGCTTCATGCCTTGAGATGATTGCGCTGTCGGTTCTGTGGTGGTGTGGCGTTCGACCATCGCATGTCACGCAAGCCGTGGAATATGCCATTGCGCGGGTTATCGAGGCTTGGCGTAGGGTAGTGGGGTGACGGCGCTTATGAAGGTGGTGAAGGGTTAAGAGGGCGTCTCGAAATCATCGGGCTGCATCCCTTGGATTTGTGGAGCGTCAGATTTGCCAAACATGCCGCCAAGGCGTTGGAATTCAGCCTGATACAAGATAAGTGAAGGTGCCTTCATGGATTCTATGCTGACCAACTCTGCCAAGTAAGGCGCCGCTTCTTGCTTTGCTTTTTGCCTCGCCTTTCCCATGATGTTGTTTACCATCCAACGACAAAAGCCCTCTCGATCTAGACCTTGGGGCGGCGTTCCAAATTCGCGTTCCATGGCAGAAATTTCAGCCGCGACTTCGGTAGCTGTTCTATTTTCCATCACGCTCTCCACAGTTCCACAATCAATACCACAGGCAGCGCTAGGCTGCAATGAATAGGATAAGGCGGTAGTGTCTCAGTTTGAAATTTGCCGGAGCAAATTATTTTTCGGCTGAAATCCCCATAAATATCGCATGTATAGACTGTGGGTAACTCTTGACGAGTTTTGAGCAAGACTCGGATTCCGAGTCAAAATCTGCTAAATACAACTTGTGATTCTCAAAAGTCATGGTGACGGGCTGCACTACAAATGCAAACCCGTCATCTCTGGACTAGCCTGTAGTAGATTTGGAAACCGAGACAGGCATGGTCAGAATCAATTGTTGTATAACAACTCCCGTGACAGGAAACGTTATACATCATGCGAGTCAGCCATTCAACTCGGTTTTTGCAAAATGTCGAAAAGGACATCGCAATGACTGTATACATGCCGACTTCTACGTTTCAAAAGAAACGTAAATCACCACCACTCACTCCAGAATTGGCAGCGCAAATCAAAGCGCTCTTGAACTATGGATTGAGCCAACAAGACATCGCAACGATAACCGGCGTCAACCAAGGCCGTGTAAGCGAAGTCAACACTGGAATGAAATATCCAGGTATTGAACCGGCTCAAATGGAACTCACTTTCCACTAAGTCAAAGGCTCCGGCTCACAAGGCCGGAGCATCAAATTGTCTTGCAATTGGAACCTTACGAAATGATCCAGCGTACACTTTGCCAAGCAATCAAGTCACGCAATTGGGTTAAAATTACTCAATATGATGATTTGACTTCAAGAACATTTGAGCCATATATTGTTTATGAATCATCGACAGGCAAGACGCTTGTCGGCGGCGTTCAAATCAAAAATCCAGTCAAACCCGAAGATGACCGCACCTATCACAATTTTGATTTAGCCAAGGTCAGATTGGTTACTCTCACTGACACAAAATTTGCTGTCCCTTTCGATTTCAACCCCTCGGACCCCAGATATAAGAGAGTTTTCTGCCACGTGAAGCAATATAGCCTCTAAGTCAGCCTTTGCGCATTCAACGGCTGTTTGAAAGTCGAGAGTTTCAAACCCGTTTAGGGCTTGGCTTGCTAGATAGTGTACCCTAGTGGCTGATATCATGGTAAAATAATACCACACCCATTGAGGTAACTCAATACCTCATAGGCTTCGTTTCTTATATGGACCGCGTGGCTTAGGAGCGGTTTCTATTGCGTCAACCAGCGAAACAATCCATTCAACATCACGCAATGTCTGCGACACGCCAGCGGCCATTGCTGGCGACATGCGAAGCGACTTGTGCATACGGCAAAAATTATAGTGCACGAAATAGAGCGAAAGCATGTGAAGGTGATTATCAACCTTCTTTGAAAACGCATTGGTCAAACGGGTAAAGCGACGGTTTCCCATGCGAATATTTAGGTTCATGCGTTCAACATAGGACGTGCTTACATGGGCAATATCAGGCTCACCTTCTACACGGATTTTCTTGATGCCAGTGCATTCGGCTGGCGAGTAGCGACCCTTGCCGCTATCCGGTGCAGCGCCGTAAATCTTGACCAATTGAGCATAGTCAACGTCTGCACCAAATGCGCCTTCAACGGCTTCCAAATAAGCCTTATGACCGTCTGTGGTAAGCTGAACGCGATTGGCAAGGCGGGAAGCAACATCGTCCATAAAAGCCGCCGCATATTCACCATCACGACCGCCGACCAGATACGAAATGATCATCTTGCTATCGGCGTCTAATGCTGTCCAAGTCCAAGTGTCGCCCGCGCCATCAATAGGGGCCTTCATGCTGGCAACGTTCTTTTGCTTGGCAGCGGTAAACGACCAGATTTCATCACACTGGACGCGCTTTGCAGCAACATTCCGAACTGTTTGATCATGGTAAGCGGCGCAAGCGTTGCCAGCGTCAACAAGTAGTTTGGTTACAGTGTTGATCGAAACGCCGGTTACACGGGATACAGCCCGCATTGACGAACCTTCAACCAGCATTGAAAGGATTTGGGTGCGAGTGGCGATATCGAGCTTGTTCATAGGATTGTTCTAACTGAACTAATCCGTATTAACAAGCATTATTTTCACTTTGAATTATCTTTTGATGGAAACAAGTACCGCCCAACCAATAGCCAAAACCCAAAAACTGACGCGCTTAAACTAAGGATAACCGCAATAAATTCCTCTTTATCAAGACCAAAACCTATTCCCTTTAGACTGAATTGTGCACAGACTAAAACAATCAGAAACCCAACCCAAGTTTGCACTAGCCCATAGGCCTTTTCTGCATAGTCTAACCGCTGCGTATTATCTTGGGCGATTCCGTCATTCAGCAGTTTCTTTTTTCGAACGTCTTCGTCGTCTTGCTTAGCGAAGAAAATAACCTCTTCATCAGCAAGACGACCGTCGCCTACCTTAGATAGGTCAATTTGAATATCACCCAAGAGACGGCAACCCTAAATAATGGGTTCTTATCTTTTCCGTTGGTATTTCTAGTCCCATCGGAACACGCCCGCCTTTTTCCACTACCATCTCATACCATGGTGTTCCTACCGCATGAGTTTTATCTGATAGCTGGAACCCCGTGAAGTTTTTATACTTATTCCAGATTTTATTGATAAGAATCTTCATCGGTCCAGCGTCGGGGCCGTCCACACGCGGGATTGGGCCGAACAAGCTCTCCCTTTCAGGTTCTGAAATTGGGTCAGAACCATGATACTTAAGCTCATGATATAGGCTCTCAAATACTGGCCCATGCTTCCAAACTTGAGGGTTCTCGTTTGAAATCTCTAGACCTTCTCTGAGACCGTAGCCGTGCGCAAAATGAACAAGCTTTTGGAGCTTCATATGCTCCACTGCTTTGTTTTCAGAGGCGGCTAAAGAAAGAAATTCATTAGCTATCGCCAGTGGAGAGTAAGCCATCAGCCCCACCTCCCTGCGGCTGCCGTCTTGGCTATCTCCGACCGGCGTTCCGGCGTAAGCGCTTCTGTCCGCGCCTTCGATCCCGCCTTGCCCGATTTCACCCGTGCTGACTTCTTGTTGTCCGGTAACTCGCCCGTGGCTATCTTGGCTACCATTACGGCTAGGCCAATTGTATCCGCTGGGCGTCTCTGTCCCTGTGGTCCATTTGCCATTGTCTTCTCCGTTCGAATCTTTACGAACGTCCTCCCGACGCTTTGAGAGAACGTTACATACATAAGACACTGTACGCAACAGGGTACGCCGTACTGTGTCATATTGTGATAAATTGATTATCATGGATTTAAGACCCAATCATGTCATTTACAATGGGCTGGTAAATTTCAAACTGAGACACTACCATCAGTTCATCGCGTGTCATTTCAATATCCCATTCTTGAAGAAGCAATTCGACTTTCTATTCTCTTGCGCATCTTTTCGTCATTGTCAGATTTTTTATTCCGTTCCTCTATCCATAGGCGGAGCATGGCGGCGGCTTCATATAGGCGGTCATCGCACCCTAAATCAGCATTGCGGTCCAATCGTTTAGCCATCGCTTCGATTTCATCATTTGTTGGTGTCACGGCGGGCGCTCCTTTAGGGCAGTGAATAGGGCTATGAGAATGGCGAGGGCAGGGGTATCACCCATTCCAGATGCGTCTGATCGCGGCTTATGCGGGTTTAACAGCTTCGCAAAGCGAGGGCGGATTTCGTATTTCCATCCCGGCAGCATCCTTTCGACAAGGGCTAGGGCGGCGTCAATGCTGGCGGTAAATGGAGGGATTTGCACCTTGTCACCATCTGGCGACAAGCCATACCATCCCCAAAGGTGCGGACTTCCGACATCGTGGTGTCCCACATTTTGATAGCCAATTGCCTTGGCTATCTCAGCATCCAACTCGCGGCTCGCTGCCGTCGCGCTTTTCAGTCTTTCCAGTATGTCCATTGTCAGTTATCCAGTGTTAGAGATGGGGAGGGAGTTGAACCGGTCACAAAAACAAGCGGAGCCTTTCGGTTCGCAGCCCGCGCAACAATTGATGCATCCACATCAATTGTTTGCTTGCGGGTGAAATAATTCGGAACTGTGCTATATCGGGGGCGAATTAGGCCGTTCGAAAGAAGCTCTTTGACTGTTTCGATCTTCCAAACCCTGCGCATTTCAAATGCCAAGTTCCCGCGCATTGATGCTGATACACATCGCGGTCGCCTCCCATAGCGTCATAAAGCATCTTCGCATCTTCGGATAAGCCCATCTTCATTCCCCTTCCATATTGCTGTGTTTAACCAAAGGTGGCTGGATATCCGTCATGAATGACGCCATCCAAAGCTCGGCCTTTGGCTTTGATTTCTTTTCGCCCGCGCCCTTCCCACTGCTTGAACAGGAACGGCACGCCACGAGCCACGCACTGGTCGCGGATTGAACGGAACCAATCGGGATTGACAGGCCGGTAGTGCGCATCATTCTCGCCACCCGTGATAATCCAAGACGGCATGATTTCGGCTGGTATCTCGCCAAGATCGCCAACTAAAGGCTCTGCGCTCCAGAACGTGATCTTGGCTGGCAGTTTTGCCAGCGCTTCGCCGCGCCGCAACATTTCCTCGCGGTTCTCAGTTGATGCGCCCATCCACACGTTGGCTGGCCAGTCCTCCATTAAATCAGGATATAGCTTCGCCATGTTTTGCGGGCGCTTGGTTAAAAGCAGGAAGTCGAGATTTGGGCATTCCCGAATGAGTGAAACCAGATCACGCCGCCATTGCGGCTCGATTGATTTGTGATTGTCGCCAACGTCTGCAAGGCTTGCGCAGAACACGCGCGGGCGATCAGGTCCACCGTTGGTCTTTCTGTGCCACTTGCGCGGATTGCCCCATGTTTTCGTTCTAGTCCTGTCAGCATGTGGACCCCAGCGGTTGCCCTTGAACCGAATATCATGCGCCTCTGCATAGCAGTTATCACACGCGGCGCTGACTTTGGTGCAGCCAATCCACGGATTAAAAGTGTGCGTTGTCCATTCTATACCGCTGTTTTCAGCCATCTATCTTTCCTTTTAATTCGTTCATGAAACCCTCCATCGGGCCGCACTTTGTGATCATTGAAACCAAAGCTTGGCCCGCAAACCAATCACGCAAAGTCACCCCGTTTTCTGCTATCACCGGAAACGCCGGTCCACCATCGGTCTTTGGGTTGCTCATTTTGTTTCCTCTAGTGCGCTACGGGCGCGTTTCCCCCCGTCATTGCTGAGCGCATGACGGCCTTTGTCACCTTCGTTGTGTATCAGTCTGCAAAGTCTCGCTTGTTCGCCGTACCATTGCAGAGCCGCCTCAAGCCTCGCCACACGGTCGGTGAGGGATGCGATTATCGCGTCCTTTGCGCACGATTGATTGCCGTGCTCATCGCAGACAATACCGGTCTTGCCATCTGTATGAATGCACTGCCATGCGGCGATTTGGCTAGACCGTCCCTGCTCTTCCTGTAGTGCGGAAACCGGCACCAACTCTTGCATGGTCGAGCGCACAGGCTCTTTAGCCAACACTGCCAAGGCAACGTCTCTGTCCTTCCAAAGACCTATATGCCTTCCGGTTGGGGAACTTATGGCAAATAGCGTTTGCGCCTCTATCTCTTGTAGTTGTTCTTGTGTGATCATGATTGCACCTGTGGCATAACAGCATCAATTGAACGAATTGCATCATCTTGGCATGACATGCCGTTGGCTGGGTAGTCACAAACCTGATATGAACTCGCCAGTCCATCGCGGGCTTCTTTCATCACGTTTTCCAACGCCATCACCCGTTCCTGCGCTTCACGTAGCGCGGCGCATAGGGCGGGAATGTCAGTGCTGGCATACGACCAAAGGGTGTGAATATCGTATTCTGACAAAGTTGCCGCCCTCGACTTCGCTGCCCGCGCTTCAATCTCAGCTATTTGCTTAGGTGTCATTGTCATTTTGTCCTCCGTCAAACGTATTCTGAAAGCGTTGCAATGCAGCGTTCCAAATCTTCAAGCGCGGAATCTGCATTGTAAGCCTGATCAGCAATTTCGGCTTCAAGTTCGCGCAGTTCATCGCGCACCTTTGCCAACTTCACGCGCTTTGCTTCAAGCCTTTTGATTATCCGTTTCATCTCTTTGCAATCTCTTCAGGCGTCATTTTGAATCCTTTGAATTAGTGCCGACCAGCCCCGCGACCGTTGGGAGGAGGATAACGGCTCCGATAAAGCCAGCCGACAATCCCGTATAGCGCCATTGTTTGCAGTGTGTATATGTGGCAGTGTGTCGCATGTTACCGGCGCACTAAGTTGCCGTTCATTTTATGCTTCCACTTGCCGCCTTTATTGGTGGCAAAACTTGACTTTTTCTTTTGAATGCCAAGATGCTTCGATCTAAGCCGTGCAATCTTGGATTTCTCAGCTATGTCTTGTGCCGTCTTTTCCTTATGAGGCTTGCCGCGCAATATCGGCGCAAGGTTGCTTTCTCGATTTTCGCCGCCGTTTATCAGGGCGATAATGTGATCGGCATCCCATTGGTCGCCAGCTAGTATTTTCCGGCCCGACCAATGACACTTGCCGTCATACTTTTCGAACACGCGAGCCTTGACACGTTGCGGGACTTTGGTGTCTGGCGTCTTGCCAATCCATTCATCAACGGTTCTCATGCTGCCTCGCTTATTGGCACAATGTCTCCATCGCGCCATTCAGTGCCAAACAATCTAATTGGATGATACCATCCCCGTTCAGATTGTTTTCGGGGGTTAAATCGAAGCGACGGCAGCGCCTTTCTTGAAACTAAGTCATGGTATTCAGAAAGGATTTTTTTAACTCTACGTGGCGGCAATAAACACCATTCTTGAGATATTGTTACCGCGTTAATCAGGCGGGAAATATCCATCCCGATTGCCGCACATTCATTGTGGACTGGCTGGAATTCATCATGGCGCTCTAAATGCAACCAAGCAGGGATCATTAATTGGTTGCGAAATGCCTCTCTGCGAAATGTGGCTAGTTTTTGAAAATCTGTTGGATGATAAACGGCACAAAGGCAAACAGGACAAAGGGTTCCAAACTCTGCTGAAAAATCCCATAAAACAGTCCCTGCATCATATCCAACAGCTACATATTTTGGGGCATCTAAGAGTTTTATAGGTGTAGCAAAAACGGAGCGCTCAGAATCAAGTCTGGAAAATAGTTGCTCAATAGTGACATGCGCGAATTGTGGCGCATCCGATAATGCGCGGCCAATCTCTGACCGCGCATACCTCTTTGTTGCAAACAATGTCGGCAACTTATGCCTCCCCCAAAACCAATGATTTGCCAATAACGGAATCAACTGTTGGCTTTGTTCCCGACGATGATCGGGCAAACCGTTGGACCTCAATTTCCATACGGACGGTTTCGACAATGCCTGTTGCCAATTTTGCGACAGCATTCGCCCGCGTAGGGTTGCTTGCACCGTTGCGGATGGCGTCTATCTCATCAAAAATAGCATCACGCAAACCCGCGCTTGTGCGGCTGATTGGTGCGGATTTGGTTACTTCTGCGGCTTTTGCCATTGTTTAGTTCTCCATAAAGCCCGTGAGATGCCGGAATAGTTGGGCTATGTCTGTTCCGGTATTTTGTTTGACCTAGATCATCCCTCCATCAAGCGGGAATGAGCGCAGTTCTGGAAACTCGGAAAACAGATCGCGATTTGCCAAGTCCCGCTCAACTGCGGCGGCAATATCCGCGTCTAGCTGTTCAACGATAAGCCGTTCTGTCATCTCGCGACGGGCTATGCCCTCAAGCACGGCACGGGCGCGGGACTGGCGGGGAAGCTTGGCAATCTCTCTCGGAATGTTCACGATTGCGAGGGTCATCACGCGGCAACCTTTCCCATAGCTCGCCAATTCGATTGAACCGTGCGCCATGCTTCGATTATTGCTTCGCACTTTGACCGTTCGTTGCGAAATTCTTCATCTGACTCGATAGCCGCATAATAGCGCTCACAAGCTTGTTGATAGCCTTCATCAAGCAGAGATTGCGCTTCACGTTCGCCCGCCGTACCGGTTGCTCTTAGAAACGCACGAGCCTTAGCGGCGCGTCGTTCATCCTCTCGGCGCTCACGCATGGCTCGTGCTGCGGCTGCTGGCTGCGCATGGCTTTGGAGCGCGTCAAAAGCGGCGTGAACGGTTTCATCTCGTATAGTAAAAACGGCCATCACATCACCCTGCAAACATGACCTGAACAATCTCAGGCTCGCGGTCCAACACCACAGGCTTATCGTGTATTGCCGATGCGGCCTCAATCCGTTTTTTGAGTTCAAGCGCATCGCCGGGATGCTTCGCCCAAAACTGTTTCAAGCCGACCCTGTTTGCATCTGCCCATTTGGATACTTCAATGCCGGAAAGTGATTTAATGTGTTCACAAACACGGTCAAAGAATTCTCCGGTCGGCACTTGCTCAAGAGCGAATTGTGCACCCCAAAACACGGTAATGGAATCCGCTGCGCCAATGGATTTGATGCGCCGCGATTCAGCTTCAATGGCGACAATCTCGCTTGCCGTTGCATCAAGTGTGGATGCGCGGTCCATTTCTTCTTCGACATAGAGACCTGCAAATTGATCAGGCCATCCGGCGCGAAGTGCTTGGCTTTCGGCGCATTTGGTTATCATGATGATCGGCATACGAAACCAGTTACCAGTGGCGTCCAAGACCTTTTTTCCTGTCCTGCCACGCTGCCCCGTTTCGGGGTTTTCTGCCCATTCATCGGCAACCGGCGCGAATTCATCCCAATAGGCTTCACCCATGACAGGAAACCATTGACCGGCCTTATCCTGTTTCCAAAGGCGGACGCGGGCCGACACAATCCCCTTTGGGTTTGTCGGGCTTATCAGTGATTGATCAAATGTGATTTCAGCCGGTTCGGAAGCGGGCCGATAATCGCCGCAACGCTGCGCTATTGTGCGCAATCCGTCACGAGAAACGACAATTGACATACGCCGCTTTTTGGGGTCGTTCTTTGAAAACACGAGCGGCATAACTTGCTTGCGGAATGGGTCAAGGCTGAAGCCCTTCGCAACCTGAATAAACAGGTCAAATTCCTTGTCATCACAATCGGATGCAACCGTCTTGCGGATTAAGCTAAGCTGCGGGCCGGAAAGTGCAAGAGTGTTCATTATCGTCTCCTAATGGAAAGTGTAATCCCGCCATTTGACAGGGATGCGCCTTCAATCTTTTCTGATTTCAAAGCGTCGGTTAGTGTCGTTCTGTCGAGTTTCGGTGCACCGGCATTCCAAAATCTTGCCGGTATCAAAGCCTCATTCTCGACAATGAGTTTTGGGGGCGTCTTGCGAATTGAAAGCGTTGCAACATCAAGCCGCAGTGTTTCCATTTCCGTCCGTAACATGGCTTGTTCAATGGCGGCTTTAAGCCGGTTCTTACGATCACCAATCAACTTGATGCGCGTTTCATATTCATCGCGCTTTGCTTCAAGCCCAAAGATGTGCGCTTCGCATTGATCAATTTCAGACATGACGGCTGCAATGGCTTCAAGCAAGCCTGTTTCGCCTTCAACGGCATCATGGCGGCTTTCATCGTCATCCGCGCCGTTGTCAGCTAGGATTGCCAGAATATCGCGGGCCGCTTCTGTTTGTGCAGACAAGGCGCGTTCATTGTTGTTTGCTCGCACGGCAACCATCAAACCCGTTCCTCTTGATAAAGATGGTTTGAAAGACGCTCGGCAATGCGTTCGCCTTCCAAAACCCAAATGAAAATTGCACCCATGAGCGCAATGGCGACAATCAAGCCCGTTCCAATCCAGCTTGCGGAAGCGGGAGATATGTCCGGTTCGGTGTGAACTTCTGTCACGGCCCTACGGCGGACGCTTGCGCGGCATTGCGCGTCAAGATCGAAACTATTCATGATTTCACCTGCTTTTCTGCGAACCAGTCGTTTGAATTTGCGCCTTTTGGAGTTCCGTACATGAAGAATTCGTAAGCATCACTGTTTTCAAGCCACTCCGGCGTTGTCGAATGGTGCCATTCGTAATCTTCTTTGTCTTCATAGTGTGCCATTACATATTCAGCGCAACGCTCAATCATAACCTCGGTTATGTTGACCATTTCCGAAATGCGATTGCCGTCAAAGATCACCTCGAAAACACCAATCGGAAAACCATCATCGAGAACCTCTTGCATGTCAGAAAGCAGATCATTGCGAGATTCGTAAAAGCTCGAACCGCCATCGCAGTCGATCATCATGTAATTGCGCTTTGTCATTTCCATTTCCTCTCCGGTTGGCTTGTTGGTATGGAGTGACAATCGCACAACGTTGCCTAACTGTCAACACATAATCGACAATTGCACAAAAATAATTTTGGCCTTGCACGAAAGGCGGCTTTGGATTACGTTGACTGTGAAATGAAAAGCCCACGCACCTTAACAAGAGGCCGTGGGCAGACTGGTAATGATCTTAGCAGGACAACCAGCCGGTGACAGAAACATAATTCATGTCGCGGCAGTTTTCAAGCAAAAAATCAGAACAGTCTAGTTACAGGTATGCCTACCCCGAAAGGGATGGCCTGACGGTGTTCTGGTTGACTGGATATCTCGTCAGTAGGTTAAGCGGTGTCCGCTCCTGTAACGAAGTCGTAGGACGGGGCTTGATTGGTGTTCCTCACACTTGAAAGAGGAAGGGACTGGTAACGACAAAGGGATTGCACCCCTACCAGTGAGGCTCCTGAGCCAATAAAAATGCAACATGAAGCGCACAGGTAAGCACCGACATATGGTGTGGCGTGGATACATACGGATACCTCAGTCTCGTCCTTGGACCGATGATCTTATGTAGTAACCTGCGGGCCGGTCGTTCCGGTCTACGCAGGGATTACTACGCCGTTTCCTAGGTCTGAGCCTGTCCCGATAGACCAAACCTAGAGGCTTTAAGTAAGAAAGTAAGTAAGAGGGTTTTGGTGGGTTTTATCAACAGTGTGGTGTTTTTGGTGAATTTTGGGGTTGAAAATGAAAAATCCGTGGCGAGATGAAACTAGTACAATAGACAGGTTTCCAAGGTGCGCAGCGTACTTAAAGGGCATGGGTGTTAATGTCGAAAAGCATCCGATAAGCAATTATTATGCAGCTGTTATTTTGGCGGATAAATTCGAGGAATCAGAATACGAAGAACACAAAATTGATTTTTCATTGAATAGCGGAACTGAATTGTTGGCCGCTATTGAGCGCATGTTCTTTTCCAAGAAGGTTTCGAAAGCGCAAAAACCACAGGAAAAATTATCGGATGGCGACTATATTAGGCTTATGGCCTTCATTGGCTCACGCGGCGTCAAGACCTCAGAGTTGTTGAAAAGTGATGATATTTGGAAAGCGGCAATGATATTGTGGCCAAAAATTAAACGCGGCACTGATTTGAATGATCTTTTTTTGCAAATCAAAATGTTCTCTAAAGCCCAAAGAAAAGTAGCAAACGAGAATATAAAAAATTTGCCAGAAAATTGGATTGCGAAAAAATAACCGTTGACACCACGTTGACGATATGGCAACATTCGAACATGAACAAATTACGAAATAGAATGGACGCACAAGGTCACTCGAACCGAAGCTTAGCAGCATTGGTTCCCTGTCACTTTTCGCTCATAAGCAAGATAGCTGGCGGAACTAGAACGCCTAGCATGAAGATTGCGAAGCGCATTAGTGAGTTGACCGGCGTGTCAATGGAAGATTTGATTGCAGACGACAATCTTGGAAAGAGCAAGTTATGAGGTCGAGATACATAAAGACTGACTACGTTCCATCTAACACGCCATACTTGACCGCTGGCAAAGTTTACCACGCCGTTGGTTGTGATGATCGCGGTGGTTTTATTTGCGCCGACAATGGTGAGCAATGCAGGGGGTATTTTGATAAAAGTATCCATCTCGATGGCAAGGCTTGGACTATCTGCGATGCTGACGGCAATATTGGAAAGGCAAGCCAATGAGCGGACACACAAAACAAGGCTGGTGGTATTCCGCAACTCAAGAGCAAAAGCTGGCACAGATCGACGGCGGAATTGAATGCGGCATGACGGCGCGTGAAATCGCCTTGAACTGTGGGGCAAGTCTTGGCGTCAACGATAGAGGCGGTACTATTGGTGCTTTTGCATTCTTGCATGGCCGTAACTTTCCGCAAGAAAACAAAAATAGCGACAAGCGCATGGCGAGGTCTCGCGAAGGTACACGAGTTCATCACGCCAAGAAAAAAGGCGAACTCACAGATCACCACTTCAACATTTTCAGTCTCGGCGATGCTCATGAGGCTACGCCCGAAACTGAAGAACTGAACTTTTGAGGTGCAAAATGACTTACGTATTTCTAGCCCTATCCATTCTATTGAACATCTATCTTTGCTGGCGGTTATTCATTGTTACCATTGCCAGTGAGATTGATAACGACAATTGGCCGGTAGGAGTGTGATGAAAGGGGCGCATGATGACAAAATATAGAATAGTGATTGATGAAATTAATGGTTATGAAGTTCAGTCTTGGAGCTGGTGCTGGCCTTTTTGGGTTCAAGCTGGTGGTACTAATACCCACTTAAGCATTGAGAGAGCTGAAGAATACGCTCATCGAACGAACGAACTCCGCCGTAAAAAGAGGGTTGTCAAATATTTAGGGCAACTTTCATGATTTCCCCCGCCGTATCCAATCGGCCAACTCGCGGCGCGAATGCCGCGTCTTTCTCCTATCAACGGGGCGGTACGCCGCGATCTTTGTCCACCCTCAACCGTTCGCCCGTTGTAGGCATGAGGCAGGTTGAACAACGCTTCTACATAAAGCCCTCATGCCACCTAAGAATAGCGGCCCCGCACCTTTCAGCGGTTGCCGGACGTCAACCGTACACAAGAACTGATGCCGCGTGTGCAAAAATGAACGGGCAGCAACTCGTTCAGGGCCGTTCTGCATATGCAGATCATAGAAGCCGCAAATTAGTTCAAACGTCCATTTCATTTCAACTTGCTGCCCGTGTCTCGCGTTGGCAAGGTGATGGCCTCCTGTTTTTCACCAATGGCAGTAGAGGCCGTCACATCCTTTCTGTTGCTGTATTGGGACTGTGGATGATTGAGAAAGCGGAGGAGCGCAAATGATGTGGCGAGAACGAGCTGCAACGGCAATATTCAACGCGCTCAAGAGCATAGGTGACGACGCGCCGGTCAAAGAAAAGATTGCTGCCATTGATGCGGCCTACCCTTTTGGTCAACGCCGCTTTCACCCATACAAGATTTGGCTTTCCGAACGAAAGACTGCCTTGAGCCGCCTTGGCGTTGTCACCGCAAAGAAGAATTCAACACTACCGCTTTTTTCGCCTCTCGAAAAGGCAAAGATGAAAGCGCTTGCACATGAAAGCGCTTCAAAATGATCCGCGCAGCAATCCTCGCCTCATTCCTTGCGGTTTCCCCTGCAAAGGCAGACCTCGCCAGTCACATGCTTTCAAGAGTAGGGCAGGGAATGCCGAAAGGATGCCCGCCGCGCTTGTGGTGTAATTGCGCGTTGAACAAGGCCCTCGTTGCCAATGGCTTCAAAAGCACGGGAAGCAATCGCGCCATTGATAGCGCACGTTATGGCGTTAAGGCGCACGGCTACAAGCGCAATCATATCATTGTGTTCCGCCATCACTCAGGCATTGCGACCGGCAACACAAAGGCTTGTCCGGCTGGCAAGGTTCATATCGTAAGCGGCAATCACAGCAACAGATATGGCGTCGGCTGCTATTCAAAAGCCCGCGTTGTCGCAATTCGAAAGGCGGTGAAGTGATGACCATCGAAGCCCTTCGCAATCTCCCCGCTCAAGACGCGATAATCATTCTCACCGCTGCTTACTTGTCCGCCGGTTGGATTCTTGCCCTAGCGCTTATCCTATGGAGGCGCAAGTGACTGTTGCTTCCGCAAGAGGATTGTTCCGCGCAACTGGTAAGAACGCAATGCCAGTGATGGTAGATATTATTGATGGTGAAGGCGTTTTTGCGGATGCGATTCCGCGTGAGAAAGATGACTTCTATCCAACACCATCTGAGCCAACACGCGCTTTACTTCATGCCGAATACGACCGCCTCAAGTCATTCCCTTTGATTTGGGAGCCATCAGCCGGTGATGGTGCGATGATACGAGAGATGGACACCATAGGGCTTCCCTATGTCGCTTCTGATCTTGTGGATCGCGGCTGTGGTGCGCTTATCAGGTCGTTTTACGATTTCACCGTGCCACTCTCACAAGCCATTGTGACAAACCCGCCTTTTGCAGAATGCAACAAAGATCCCGGCTTTGTCCGCCATGCTCTTGAAACACTCCAATGTGAATACATGGCATTGCTTTTGCCTATCAATTGGCTTGGTGCATCTGGACGGGCTGCACTTTGGGCTAAATTCCCGCCGTCTCGTATTTATCTCATGCGCTGGAGAATTGACTTCACGGGGCAAGGTGCACCGCCAATGCTCAATGCATGGTTTGTCTGGGATCGCCAGCACAAGGGCGAAACAATCTTGCGGATGCTTGACCGCAAAGATGCAAGACAGGGTGAATTGCTATGAGCATACCACGACACAATCCAAAGCGCGATGCATCCGAACCTGAGATCGTCAACACATTGCAATCGCTTGGATGCACTGTTGAACGTATGGATAGGCCCTGTGATCTTTTGGTTGGATATCGCGGCGTCAACTACCTGATCGAAGCAAAAACGGCAGGAACACAATACGGCAAGAAGCTGAACGAAGCGCAACAGAAATTCAATGACGGATGGCGCGGCTCAAAGATCATAATACTTTATTCAAGCGTAGACGCAATGGACTGGTTTGTTTCACTAAAGAACGAAAGGCAAGCGGCAGCATGACAAGCGAAGATCAAATCATTTCACTTTGGCGAAGCGGCTATGACACTCAAGAGATTGCTGACAAGCTTGGAATTTTAGAATTTTACGTTCACGCAAAAACCAGAGAAGAGCGCGAATCGCGGATATCTAAAGTGTCAATGCCAGTACAAGGCTTGAGTTGTCGAAAGGTTTTCGACCCCTGTGCTGGCATATGGCGATACAGAACGCCGCTTGAGATTACAAGGTTGAAAGCAATACAGGGAGGTCGGAATGCCGCGAACAGTCAAGCCAATCGTTGAGCAAGAGCCTGAGGCATTTGAGGTATTTTGGTCAACATACCCGCGCCGTGTTGGTAAGGGCGCAGCCAAGGCGGAATTTATGAAGGCGCTAAAGCGGGCGTCATTTGAAACAATAATGACCGGTCTATTGGCACAATTGCCAGCCAATCTTAAACGCGATGATCCACAATTCATTCCCCACGCAAGAACATGGCTACGTCAAGACCGATGGGGTGACGACATTGAAAAGCCAAGACAGCGAAACGGAATCGTTGGCGCGGCAATCAGGGGGATGGAAAATGCAAGACAAAACCAAGGGGGTTATAGCCGTTATGCTGAACTCCTTCCCGCAACATCAAAACACTGACGCGGACGCAATGATGTTGGCTTGTGATATTGCGCTAGAAGGCTTGCGAGATGACGCCATACAGGACGCTTGCCGACGATTTATGAAAGGCCAAGTGCCAAGCCATGATCCCCGATTTGCGCCTTCCGTTGCTCAACTGGCATTGGAAGCACAGGCCCGTCATGATCACTTTGAGCGCCTTGATACAGCCCGCAACACGCCAGCCATTGAACACAAGCCCGCGCCTGTTGGCAATCGCGTCTCGCAAGCAAAGATGCAAGCCTTATCCGACCACTTGGCAGGAAAGATAACCGCCGATGAATTGGCAAAGATAACACAAAGGAGCGCATGATGGCTTACGTTCAAGAAAGACAATTCAAGTCATCCTTTGACATGCTGGCAAGCGCCAAGGCCGTAAGAAATAGGCTATGGACAAAACCAAAACCAGTTGTCAGTCCGGTTATTGCCGCGCCGGTCCAAAAGCAGAAATCTGAAATAGCTTGGCATTATGATCAAAATGAACACGTTGTTGCCTACTATCGGCATTCCATAAATTCAAATTGGGTAGCATCCGCTATATCTGTTGAAAAGATTATCAAGAAGGTGTCAGCATATTTTGACATAAGCGAGATTGACCTAAAATCAGCAAGGCGCAACCGATCAA